GGATCGCGGCCCACTGCACTATTGTACGACGTGTACCTTCGGAGAGACTACGCCACTTGTCGAGCCAACTACTGACCACATCTCCGATGCGCAGGAAGATAGGGATCGCTTGCTCACCCATGTAGAGCACGAGCACCTTCAGTTGATTGAGGAACACCTGCCAGCGCACACCGAGTGTCTGTGACATCGCAGCGAACGAATTACGAAACTCATCGTTATCTGCGACTGTCGCTCCCTGCACCTTGCGATACTCTTGGATGCTCTTTGCAAGCTGAATGAATGCACGACGTGCCTGCACTGTGAACTCACGACCACGACCAGAGCCTCGACCGAACGCAGAGATGATACGGAATGCATCGTTGAGGTTGTGGCCCCTACTCAGTGCGGCCACCTTCTCGATGATGTTCGGGAACGGGATCAAGTGTCCGCTGAGATCGGCAATCGCGAGTCCTGCCTTGCGCATACCAGCCTGCACGTCAGGGTTGGTGAAGACTTCGATTAGCCTTGCAAGCGCAGGGCCGGTCTTGGTCGCATCAAGTGTCCTCGACACGAGCGCAATGGCACCTGAAATCTCATTGAATGAAAGGCCCGCGCCCTTGGCGGCAGGCACCACAGACGTGAGCACATGATCCAACTGCTGGAAGTTGAGTCGACCGAACCGGACGATGCTGAACATACGGTTGAGAATTTCATGGGTCTTCTCTGTGATTCGTCCGGTCGTTGCGAGCGTGCGATCGAAGTTCTCCAACACTGTGATGCTCGCGTGCGTCGCGGTCTGAAGATCGACACCGCCTGCAACGGCAACCCTGTTGAATTCACGCAACAGCTTGATACCCGAACCAAATCCGACATCGATGGACGAGAAGATATCGTAGGCAGCCTGCGCCATCTCCTGAGACGATGCCGGAAACTGTCGCATCATCCCGAGGATTTCCTTGCCTAGCCTGTTTGCATTGACCGCAGTCGCAGCGAACGTCTGTCCAGCTTGACGAGTCTGCGTCGCGGCGAGTGTGACTTCTGTGTTGAACTTGGCGAACGAGTTAGCTGCTATGCCAAGCGAAGCTGTACCGATTGCACCAAACAACTGCATAGTGCGGCCAATACCACCCATGGCATGACCGATATTGTCGAGATTCTGGAGTGGCAAGGCACGAATGGCCTTTTCGAAGGCAGCAATCTCACGGCGCGTCATACCGGCCGACACACCTAGCTGTGTCAGCTTACGCTTGTTGCCCTCCAATGCACGATCCAACTGCCCGATAGGATTAGCCATCCCACGTATGCGGGAATCGAAACGTTGCAAAGACGGATCAAGCATGTCGAACCGCTTCTGAGCAGAACCCAGTGCGTTCTCAAGTTGCTTGATTGCCGCAGTACGGGAGACGAAACCCTGTCCGCCCCCCGCCTGCAATGGCCCTCTACCAGCCTGCACCCGCGCAAGTTGCTCTTCTAGTTGGATTCGATGCTTGAGTAGTTCTAGACCACGACCCTGCCCCATCGAACTACGGATGCGATCCGACTGCTGCATCTTCTTGAGGTTGAACATCGACTGACGCTGTGCGATAGCCTCAGCCTTGCTCATACCATTCAACTCGCCGGAGACACGGCGAAGCGTACGAGACGCAAAATCCTGCGCTCGCACCACAACCATCATCTCTCCGACCCTGAGTGGCATTACTCCTCGACTATCATCTCTTTGACGCCTTGGTGTCTCTGCCTATTCTTCTCTCGTGCGTCACGCTTCTTCGCGAGATGATCCTCATAGCGACTGAACGCATCGAGTATCTTCTCCAGCCGTACAACCTCTCCCGCATCTTGCTCTAGCAGTCCACCACTCCGTGGCAGAACATGCAGAGCTTTGCAGATAGATGTGTACCGAAGCCAGCGATACGCCTCGTCGACTAGGTAGTCACCATAGACTCGTCTGGCAACTCCGTCTCTTCCGAGTAGGAGGGCGAAGGCGACTTCGGCAAAGGGGCGACATCATCCTCATCCATCTGCGTAAGCTGCGCGATATACCGATTGATCTCTTCACCGATCTTCGGGTCGAGCTTCCATGTCGGCATCGGCTTGCTGAAGTCGATCAACTGCGTCTCTGCATCATCGATGAAAAGATTATGCTCGATGACCATGTTGCGAAACTCGTACTCCGTCACCTTGACATTGGCGGATTCGAAATACGCACGTAGAAGTTCCTCATCGCTGAGCTTCTTACCGGACTGCGCGGCCTTGACATTGCCTCGCGTCTCTTCCTGATACATCCGGCCAGCGATGTCCTTGCGCAACTCCATCTCGTGGAACGACAGAGTGCGCAAGGACACGAATCCACCGGGGCACGTCTCCAGTTCGAAGCGGTGCGCTTCGGGATTGACAGTTGCCTTGGGCATTGCTCTCTCCTGTGTAAGTGTTACGTAATCGCCGCAGGTGACTTGCAGACGATCTGATATGCACTACCACCCACGATACCAACACAGCGTCCGGTGAAGCCCGCCATGATGAGATCGCCCATTCCCTCTAGGGCGATATCGTAGGTGTCATAGCTCACACGGTTGCCCTGAAGCTGGACTCCAGACGTCGCGGCAGCAAAGTTTGCACCACCGTTGACGGACTCCAACTTGATTGCACGCTGTGTGTTGTTGACCATGTTGTCGTAGTCGGTGCGGTTGATGAAGTCAAGCTCCGACTCGATCTCAGCTTCAGTGATACCGAAGCTGATATAGGATGCGCTCCTGAGTGCGTTGATGCGATTCTGTGCCTCGGGGTTATAGTTTGCACGGAATGTGAATCCGTTGAACCCGAGATCAGCGGTCGTGAACGACGGCGTAACTGCGGCTGCTGCGAGATACACGCTGTGAGCAGCGGCTCCGAGTAGATCAGGAGCAACCCAGGTAGGCGTCGGTGCCGACTGCACAGCCTCAGCCAGACCAAGCACGTTCATCGTGACACGTAGCACCGCGTCATCACCAAGCACGAATTCCCAACCACCCACAACACAGCCTGTATAACCGAACACGACACCGTTACGTACAACGGTGATCGAGATCGTCTTCGGTGTAGTCACACCTGTAGCTGTCGATGCCGAGCCTGCCGACGAGGGAATAAACGTATAGACAAACGGCCCAGCTCCAGACTTCGCAGGAGTATGTCGAGAAGCATAGAGCCAGTACGGAAGGTTGGTCGGATCAACCTCCATCTCGATGTCGCCCTCGACATGATAGAAGCCCTGCTTCACGTCTGAGACGATAGTCTGCTGACGAATCTGTTCGGAGTAGTACTTCTCCTCCATGTACTTGAGGGATTCGTTCAGAATCGGAACGAAGATAGTGGGGGCAGCATATGTGCCCATTGTAGTTTCAAAGGCGATGCCGACCTTACCGCCTCCACCGAGTCCCGCAGGCATTACTCACCCCCATCCTTCTTCTTGAGTTCAGTCGTACCCGTGAGCTTAGCAATCACGCCATGCCCATAGATATCCTTGATCGGAGTACCCCACTTTGCCAGAAACAGTTCCTCCATTTCTCTTGTGACTTCGACAGTAGTCCCGTTCTTTACAAGAATACCATCGCAGTCGAATTCCGTACCCTTGGGGAAGTCAGGATGATCTACTTCCAGCTTGTAAGCCATACGTCCTCCTACGCTGCTTCATACGGAACACGATTCTCGCCAACCCACGTGAGTCGTGTAGTGACGATGGTACGCATGTTGCTGTCGATCACACGACCAGAGATGCCAGGAAACTCCCCATCTACCAAGCTGTCGATGATATGTCCTCCAAGCTGTCGGTTGGCATGTAGGAGCTTCCTGATATCGGTCGCTAGCTGGACATCCTTGCGCGAGCGCACAGCGGAGGACGACGATAGCTCTGCATGGAAGACCCATAGATCGAGATGGAAGTAGACGATAAAGACTCCTGTGGCGTGGTATTGACGTCTGACATTGTCAGTCTGTACCAACACCGCAGGATATTGTGGAATGAGATTCTCGTCATTCTCTGCGATATAGGCCAGACCGAGCGCAGCCTTGCTGTCATCGAGTAGCTCGATGATGTGGTCAAACGGCTGAAGAATATCGTAGTAGTCCTGCGCCACATCAGAGCCTTGTACGAATAGGCATGGGCGCACTGCGAGGAATAAAGCGACCGAGACCGCCTCTCATTGCATGCCGCCTACCTAGTCGTCCTGTTGCAGTTTCAAATAGATCGATGGAGCGGTCGAACCAGTCAGCGAAAGTTGCAAAGATTGCGATACTGGCTACGTCACTGAGTCCGAGAAATTCTCGCTTCGGGAGTGGATTGGGTGATCCACCTTTCGTCTTGCGATGTGGCTTACCTTCTTGATGGTAGGCTCCGTACTCTGGCAATCCGCTCGTGTCATAAAAGAGCGTGTCACCGTTGACGATAACCGCTTCATCGGCAATAGCAGCTTCATACAAGTCCTCCGTCTTGCGCAAGATGCCAGCATTCTCCCCCGCACGATCCAGATAACTTTCAGCCCATGGCTGCCACGGCGAACCACTTGGATCAGTCTCCGTGATGAATCGCTGACGGACATCTGCTTGCAATTCTTGTCCCGCCAACATGAGCGGTAGTTCTACGTCCCGCAGGGCGTCGTCAACTAATAGCACAGCTTGTGCCATTTCAACGGGAGCAGGCTCCCATGTATATGTGACTGTGGCGGGCACTAGAACCTACCGCTCATGAGGAACTTCGGCGGGTCAGTTGTGTCATTCGGTTCGAAGTATGTGTTATCGAATACGGTTGTATCCGGCACACCTTCTACTAGCAAGCTACCTGCAATAATGTTGTTGAGCAACGCCATTGCTTGATTGTAGAGATTCTGTGCGAACTCGGGATCATCGAGCGACGACTCCGAAAACCGGATACGGTAAATCTCGGCAGCCGCAAGCATGCCGGTGATCAACTTGATGATGTTGGGTGTGGAGTCGGGATCGATCCACAACGCCATCGTTGCCGAAGGAATTACACCTGCGAGGTAGCCCCTGACGATGTACTCATTATCTAGATAGATTTGAGTACGATCGTCAGGGATTTCCTCGACCTTCAGCTTGTCGTATGGCAGATGTGCTTGCACATCCCCATCAGCGACAAACGTCATCTACGTTCCTTCGGGTAGTTCCTGTGCAGCGTCGGCGGGAGGATTGGCGATGGGATGCTGGAACGACAGTTCAAGCAACATGTCGGTATCGACTTCGCCACCCTTGGTGATGCGCTGCACTGCCGCCTGTGCGGGCGACACTAGCTCGTTTGCCTCTTCAGGCAGTGGATACGAGCGCACAGATCCACCATCGATGAGTGCCTGCCATGCATCGTCATCGATCTTCAACGATGCCTGTGTGACCTTCTCACCGACCGCGATGATGTTGCGCTTCTCGACCACAGTGGCGACACGACCATCAGGACGCTTGAGTTCCTTCGTGTCGCCGCCGTTGTAGAGAGCACTCCACACGTAGTACGTCTTAGCTGCCATCTGCATCCTCTCCTATTACCACGCCGTCGCGCCGAAGGCGTCCTTGATCAGATAGCCTGCACTTGCAAACGTGACCTTGAGATCATACTTCCATGACGAACGAACGAGATCGGACTTGCGTCCTTCCTCACGCCAACGATCCGTAGGCCGCGTTGTACCGTCAGGATAAACCTGCGCGAACGTCTTACCGAACGACAGATCATCCTGCTGGAGATTCGGGCTGACGTAGCCGAGCCACACGTCCTTGCCCCATGCGCTGACAAGCGACTCAGTTGCTTCCTGAATATCGTTGTCGTTGTACTTGTCGTCACCGATTAGCACCATCTCGCCATCGAATCCGGTGAGTGCGCGGAACGCGCCATCATCGGTGAGTGCGAAGTTGGTGAACCGAGCGACCATGTCGGGATGTCCCGCAAGCCACGGGATACCCTGCGAACCGAGCGCCATCACGTTCGGCGTCACACCAGTGAGAGACTGAATCTTCATGATTGCAGCCCTCACGATGTCGATCGGGTTAGAGGTTGCACCGGCGTAGTTGTCCCACTGATCCGCTGCAAGCAGCGTGATCGTGTTGCCTACGGGATACGTTGCAGTGTTGCGAAGTAGTGCAGCAACAGCGATCTCCTGCTCAAGCAAGAGAGAGTTGTTGATCAGCGCCGTAGCATCGACTTCAGGGTTGATCTGCAAGCTGCCACCGAACACGGCATTTGCAAGTCCACCCTGTGAGTTCAACTGCTGACGCTCTTCATCTGCAACTGCGGCCTGGAGCGAGTGCTCAACTGTCTTGAACGTATCCTCGCTCCAACGCCCACCGCGAACCTCGTTCGCAACGGCTCCAGGCTCACGCCTGGAATAGAAACGAACACGCCGCTCGCGGCCATAGACGCGATAGCGACCCGACTGCGTATTGACCGGAATCTGCGGCATGAGCCGAAGACCGACAAAGGTAGGCGGGTTGTACCCGACCGAGAAATCCGTGAGGATCGGATCGGAATACAGTGTACCGGGATCGTACATCATCTCGTTTGCTCACCTACCTTTCTACTACGCCGTGCCCGCAACGTCGCCGTTGAGTGCGAGATGAATGCGAGCATACTTGCCCGCACCGGATGCGGCTTCGACACAGTGGCCCATGATGCGCTCACCAGCGGCGACAGCCTTGACTCGACCATCCGCTGCGATTGAGACGCGCTGGCCGATAGTGATCGCGGCCGACGCCTCCCACAGCGTGTCGCCTTCGACAGCAATCGAAGCGCCCTTACCTTTCGTGATTTCTCCAGCACTAATATCGTGCTGTACGACACCGGCAACCATGTCTGTGATTGCCGTCACAACATTGACCGTTTCCGCTGCGGTGAACTTGACTGCACGAAACTTCGTCAGCGCACCAGCGGCGGTATAGCCCTTGTCCTGAAGGTAGTTCCTAGTAGTGCTAGGCGGCATTGATCATCCCTCCTAACGTGCGTGTCCGCCGAGGTACGCCTTTGCAAGCTCAGGATGAGCTTCCGAGACGTGTGAGATAGCTGCATCCTGAGACAGACTGTCCTCAGTCATTGCAGCCCTGACAAGCCGTGCGAACTCCTGACGATCACGAGTGAAGTCACCCGTGACCTGACCTTCGACTACGGTGGTGTCATCGCTACGCGATGATCCACTTTCGCCCTGCGGAACACTTGCATGCTCCGATGCAGTTGCATCGAGTAGCTCACGAAGATCATCATGGTTGAACTGCCGAGTGCTAATGCGCAGATGAGACTGTGCAATCTGCTCACGAACAAGCGGCGAATATCCACGTTTCTGACCTTCGAACGACGCGAACGAATTCGCGAACAGATTCGCTTCCTGTCCACGATTGTCCTGCTCCAGACGCGCAAGTGCCTGCGCCTGCTCAGGATAGTCCGACTCGAAACTGCGCTGCGAAGTTGCAGCAGCAACAGCTTCATTGAGCGGGACAACAATCGAATCCACAGACTGCGCGACCGCCGTTGCAAGTTCATCATCGGTCGTCTCGTCCGTAAACTCGATACCGAGGGCGGTAGCCCTCGCCTCAAGCCACTCCCTATTCATTGACTCCTCCGGTTCATTGACGATCGGTGGCGGATCGCGCCTCCATCCTCCCTCAATTGCAGGATCGCCCTCTTCGGGCGGCTCGCGTGGTGTCGGTTCACCACCCAACCCTGTGCCGGGTTCCGAATGCTCCTTGTCTGCGTCGTATGATTGCCGTCGCTCAGGGACGTCCGACACAGATCGTGCAACTGCAATAGATGTAGCCTGTGAACCACCCCCTGTTGCCTCGACTAGTACATCTTCGAATGTTGCAATCTCATCGGCCATGCCTGTAGAGACTGCACGTTCTGCACCGAGCACACGTCCCTCAAGAGAGCGAACCTGTTCGGGATCGAGACCCCTGCCCGCTGCAACTGACGTGATGAATCTCTCGTTGAGATCACCGACGATCTCACTCAGATACTCACGTGACTCTGGTGTGAGGGTTTCAAACTCGGCTGCCTTGAACCGACCAGCCTTGATTACGGTCTCCTTCACACCCTCTTGCTGTAGCTTGCCCGACTCGTCGGTATGCACGATGTACGTACCCACGTTGCCCGACATGCTGGAAGGCGACACGAACAACTTGGTTGCTTGTGATGCGAGACCGAAAGCAGCCGATGCCGCCATAGTGTTGGCGATTGCATAGATTGGCTTTATGTCGCGACCCTGCCGAATCTCCATGGCGGTCTCTTCAATCAGTGCAGACGAGCCACCGGGTGAGTCGACATCGAGCACAATCGACGTAATCGAATCGTCTGAGAGAAGCTGGCGAAAGTCCTGTCGCCACTGCTCAAGAGAAGTGGCACCGCTCATCTCGGTCATGAGGTTGGCCTTGGGGAAGATAGGGCCATGTAGAGGTAGCACGCCCACAACACCTGTGCGCTGTACCGTCGGAGGTACCGCACGCTGATTGGCACCCTGCATACGCAGACGAATCTCTTCCTGCGTGATAGTGCCATTGATATGCATGTCGACTAGCTCAAGCATCATCTTGAGCGCGCCCGGCAGCATCATCCACGGTGTCGTGGTGATCTTGGAAATGATGTTCGAATAGTCCTTCATAGGCATCTACCCTTCGGCGTTCGTAGGGTCTGCGGTGTCGGGCGCATTGAGCCGCCCCGGATTCTGTGCAGGAGAATTGCCCGGATCAAACTTTCCCGGTGTGAGTGGTGCATCGATGATCTTACGTGCCCACTCCTCCAACTCTGGGGTGTAGTTGATGATCTGATTCTTCATCAAGTTTGCTACCGCAGAGGCCCACTGCTGCAAGTCCTTCGTCTCACCGATGTTACGTACACGCAACTTCGGAAACTTGTCGGTCTTGAAGTTGTAACCAACAAGGTAAGGGACGCAGTATAGGTTGATTGAGTCACAGATTTGATTGCCGATATAGCGGAGAGACTTGTTGAACATGTCTTGGTGAGAACCTGACGTGGCCCTACCTCCACCTGTTCCCTCCAGTCCGAGTAGCAAGAACTGCGTCATCGTGTTGAGCATGATCGTTCCATTGTGGTGTTCGATTGAACGCATCACGTCAACCGGCTGACCCGGCAACTCCAAGAAACTCAACCCCCACTTGGGCGGGAGCACCGCGCCACCATGCTCGTTCGTTCGGATATTGCGAACCAGCTCTAGGGCAGCGGTCTTGTCCGAATCCTTATATCCCGGCGGGAGAACGATGACCGGGAAGCCCATGCCATGACGTTCCTTCTGGATACCATCAATGTTGTAGAGATTGCTCTTGAAGTACCACGGCCGATACGACGTACGTAGCAGCGACTTCCCTTCAAGGTTTCCACCTTTACGGTTGTGCGTGAAGATGATCAACTTCTCGATGTCTATGTCGACATCCTTCGGCTTGCCGTCACCTTGCACTGCCGACTGTGTAATCGATATCGGCCCGCCGTAGTCGTCGTACTTGATCTCCTTGATGGTCGGAGTCGGACGCGCAGAGAGCTTGCGTAGCATCGTATAGACCCTACGATTTGCGCCGGTCTTGCGCGGAGACCACTCGCGCTCTTCCCATACCTTCTCAATCGCGGAGTAGCCGAACTCATACATACGGAGGATGTCTTCCAGAACGTTGAGGAACGGACTGTTCGAACCCTCCAGCAAGTTGTACTGTACAAACTCGCCAATGACTAGAGCTTCTTCGCTGTCGTCGAAAGGCTCGACAAAGTAGTCGGCACCCATAACGGGCATCTTTGCAGCGCGAAGTGATACGTCGACAGCGGCATCGCCATTCGCCATCTCGTCATACAAGTTGAACGCGGTCTGACGATTCGCGAGAGCAGGAACTACATCGCGAACGAGTCCGCCACGACTCGATCCAAGTTCGACACCAACGGCGGTACCGGGATCGATTGTCCCACCCGCCGCATAGCTCGTGCCAGTTACACGCCGACGTGGATCGGTAGTCGTTGCCTGTCTCCCCATGAGGCGAGACACGAACGATTGCTTGTTCTCTGCAACGCGCACAAACCCCACAACTGCGGGGTCGGCTAGCGCAATCTCAAGAAGTTCTGAGTCTGTCAGTTCTCTAGTATCGGCCATATCGAGCGAGTGATTCGTTGTTCTGGAAGAACGTCTCCGACTCGCTTTTACGACCCGGAGAGTAGATGTCGCTCAGGGACGCGCCAGCGCCGTTCTCGAAATACTGACCGATCCCGTATCGGATCGCGTCAGGGCCGTGATCGTCGTGCTTGTATTGTCCCTCCATCGAGTTAGTTCCTTCCTTGGGATCGGGCCTGTGCAACTGATCCATCTGTCGAATCAAGTGCTCACAGGATGGATCGATGGTGAGTCGTGGCAGTCCAGTCGGCTGCACTTTCAGCATACGCTTGACATGCTCGATACCGAGTGACCAACTCTCGTGTGGGGTCGACGCAATGTCCTCACTGTAGATTTGCACACCTGTGATGATCGCGAGTGTGTTCGCACCATCAGGCCCACGAGGATCGCCTGCGCCCCAATCGACATGGTAGTAAGGCGGATTCTGCCTCGCCTTGAGAATCTGTGCATGCTCCATGGTGGTGAGATCGGACACCTGATACTCACGCCACACATAGAAGTTTTCGTCACTGTCGATCATCACGTCGTAGCAACAGAACGGATTGTTGAACCCGTAGTCGAGGAACCACACGTTACGCCACTCGGAACGATATGGGATTTCCTTGACATGGATATCGTGATCAAACTCGTCGTAAATCTTTCCGGCGAAGGCGGTGAATTCAGCACCGACTTCCTGCATGAACCACTGCCGCGTTACGCTCTCCTCGATGTCGATGATCTCGGGATCGTTGCGACCACCGGGATAGATGATGTGGTTCTCCCATGAGGGGAGACGCCAGGACTCGTACATCGGATATCGCTGTCGGTTCTGCCCTAGACGCCACAAGCCTTGATACCAGTTGTACCCACGTGGTGTCGAAGTAAAGATTGCCCAGCCACGGGTGCCGGAACCGTCAGGATCGGACAGCGCAGGACGTACGTACTGTTCCCATGTGTCAGACGTGTGTCGTGCAGCCTCGGCCATGATCACACCGGCCAGACCTTCACCGAGTAGTGTGTCCTGATGCTGAGCCGACTTGACTTCGAGCAACGATCCAGTCGGCATCTGAATCATCATGTCACCCTGCTTGACGTTGTATGACTTCTTGATCCGCTTGTCCCCACCAAGGCCAAGCTTCTTCATGATGTTGAAATATACAATGCGGAACTCCTTCTCCGCAGTTGTATACTTTGGCCCAACGATCCAGTACCGACCAGGATTCTCTGGGTCAAGTAGGGCAGCGGTTAGCTCGTTCGCACCGAACGTCGTCTTGCCATAGCGACGACCGCACGCAAGAATCTTGAAGCGTGCATCTGAATCGTGAATGGCCTTCTGCTTCGCAGAGTGTGGCTTGTAGCCGAGCTTGTCGAAGATGTACTGCTTGCGTTCAAGATCGATCACTACAGCACCAACCTCATGATCTCATCCTCATCGACGCCCTTCTTCTTAGCGTTCTGAATCGCTCTACACGCAAAGTGCAGCTCGACAGAGGAAGAGGCGAGAAGTTCAGCATTACGCTTTGAGAAGCCTGAGCTACGCAACCACTGCAAGCGCCAGAGGTAGACCTTGTTCGGCTCGACTTCCTGACCGATCTCATTCTCTGTCAGTACCTTCGCCATATCAGTCTGCCTCCACTCGAAAGTATAGTGGCCCCTTCACAGGTGACTCCGATCCGTCTGTGTACTTGAGGTAGAGCTTGAAGTCGTCGCCCGCTGTATATCCTGCAAGAGTTGTGTCGATCTCACAGATAGCCTGCATCGGCCAGTCCGAATCGACAGTCCACGGAACATTTGTCTGTACAGCGGAGTTATCCGACTTCTTACGCACATCGAAGAACTTGTTCGTGACAGGTGCGAGAGTGCTGATGTTATTCAGCCGATCCCGGACTGCAACGATCAATGCTTCGATCGTACCCTTCTGTAAAACTTCCATCGACATCTATGCCCTCCAACTGAATCGTGTCGTCTTCATCAGTGCCCACCTTGCAAACATCTCAAGCACGTCCCATCGGATTACCCATCCGGCAGTTTCCCACCGGCCCAGGGGGACGGCGACTGCCCATCGTGTGGTATATCCAACGATGTCGAGTATGAAATCGACTTGGAGGAAGATTGCCCCCGGCTGCAAGTCGAGATAGACCTGTGCACTATCCGCATACTGGAACGATTCCGCCGAGAAAATCGAAAGTAGAAGTAGTACAGTTTGAGCGTCTACCGGAGCAAAAACCTCCACAGTGGTGACGGTGAGGTCTAGGTAGATGGAGGCGAGATCGTCGTGAACCGCAACACTTGTGCCAGAGGAGATGAGATCGAGATAGACAGATGCTGCGTCGACAAACTGCGCAATGTCGGTAGACGTGATGGTCAGAGCTAGCGGAACAATGTTCGCATCGACATACTGAGCCGTGTCCGTCTGGCTGCACTGGAGATCAAGGTAGACGGAATCGGCGTCGCTTCGCTCACGGATATCTGCACTCGCTACGGTAAGATCGAGGTATACCGTGTTGGAGTCGAGAAAATCGGCAGTGTCTGTTCCCGACGCAACCAGATCAACGAGGATGGTATCTGCGTCGTTCGTAGCACCAGACTGTGACTCGTTACCAGAGCATTGAATGTCCAGATATACGGATGCAGTGTCGGTGCCTGCGAATACATCTGCACTCGTGATTGTAATGACGACGTTGCCGGTAGCACTGTCAATTCCTGCGAAGACTTGTGTGTCGGAAGTCTGAAGATCGAGGTAGACGGTGGCTGCGTCAACGAAGTCTGCCGCTTCGACGGACGTGAGTGAGAGATCGAAGTAGATGCTGTCCGCATCGAATGTAGTGTGATCCTCGGTCGCAGAAGTAGAGAGATCGAGATAGACCGTGTCAGCATCCGATGCAGCCGTCGTCTGTATATCCGTACCTGATGCCTGAAGATCAACGTAGATCGAGTCGGCATCGTATGTAGTGTGCTCTTCTGTGGCGGTGACTTGCAGGTCGAAGTAGACTGAGTTTGCATCAACAGCCTGAAGGGTGTCCGTCGCGCTTGGCGTTAGAAGAACATAGACGGTTTGCGCATCAACATCTTGCGCGACATCCGTCGATGTGGTTGTGAGATCGACGTAGATCGTATCCGCATCGGTAGTAACTCGCTCAGTGAATTCAGTACCGGATGCCTGTAGGTCGAGATAGACGGAGGCAGACTCGACAGACTCTTCGATGTCCGTACTCGACGGAGCCAGTAGGAGGCTAACTGTCGCGGTGTCAACGAACTGAGCGGTGTCGGTTGCGCTTGTGCTGATGTCGACATAGACGGAAGCACTGTCCACGAATTCAGCGAGTTCGCTGGATACCACGTTGAGGTCGACGTATATCGTGGCTGCGTCGAACAGCTCGTGAAGTTCAACTGAGTTGATTGAGAGTGTGAGTGGAACGGTGCCACTATCGACTCCTTGGAAGGTTTGTGTGTCGCTCGTCTGAAGGTCGAGGTAGATTTCAGCCGAGTCAAAGGTCGTATGCTCTTCTGTTGCACTCGTGCTGAGATCGAAGTAGACAGTCGCGCTATCCGTATAGGCTACGCCTGTGGCCGCTGGCGTCTGCAAGCACGATTCGGCAACTTCGAATACGGTTGCATCCCCGAGTGCGGCATAGCCTTGAACACGAATCTCCAGATCGGCATAGCTTGAGATGCTTGCTACGTCGCCGCTTGCAATGGCGAGGTTGTACGTGGTGAGGCTCGTGGTGAGATTGGCGGTCTCCAACACAGGCCCGATCGGAGTCGCACCATCCCAGAGCTGCGCACGGATCGTGCCGTAATCACCGGAGCTTGTCTTTCGCGCGCGGATGACAAGATAGTGACCCGTATCAACACCGGGATCGGTGCCTGAGCTAAGACTCAGCCGCGCCCACTGTGTCGACTTCGGCCCGACATCGACGCCGGACGGCGTGAGTGTCAGCGGTACGGTTGCAGACTCGACCCCCGCGAAGGCTTGTACGTCGCTCGTCGTGAGATCGAAGTAGACGGTCGCTACTTCCGCCTCTTCCTCGATCTCCGTACCGGATGCTTGCACATCGACATAGGCTGTAGCACTATCAACAGCATCGAATCCCTGCGTATCCGAGACTTGAATGTCTACATAGACCGTGGCGCTATCAACAGCCACGAACGCTTGCGCATCCGACGTTTGTAGATCGATCAGTACTTCGGCTGAATCGAGTATCTCTTTGAACTCGGTTCCACTCGCTTGCAGATCGACAAGGACGGTCGCTGTATCGGGAATCTCATGTAGTTCGGTAGCCGACACCGATAGTGCCATTGGAACGGTTACAGAGTCAACGCCTTCGAATACTTCCGTGCCCGACGCCTGTAGATCAACTAGTACGGTTGCACTATCGGTGGTAGCTCCGGCGGCAGCGGGATAGATCGCCACAAGGAAATCGCCATTCAGTTCCCTCGATCCCATCGGCCATAACGACGGGAGTGTCTCGCTCGACGCTGTTAGCTGCCGCGACTCACCGGCTACGTTGACCTTGGAACCTGCGGAGCCTGTGCCTCCACTACCGATGGCAGCAAAGTTTGAATAGCTTGTCGAAGCCGCAGTTGGCTGTGAAGCGACAGCACCGACATGGATACCCATCGCTATGAACAGGTAGTCCTTACTTCCGCCCGAAGGTGTAATCGAACACTGCTGCAAGTTGATGCTATCGGCCGTAATTTCGGTGCCAATCTCCAAAATCGTTCCTGAAGTTGCAGCCCCTGTGATTCGCCAAACGATTGCAGCCCATCTAACAGAAGCACCAGTGCCTGCTATGCTGACATCAACGGTGCTTCCCTCCGAACCATCAGCGACTCTGTACAGAACGTACTGCCATGCATTGTCGTGTGAACCGGGAATCGGTGGACTGAACCCTGAGTCAGTCCATCCAGTAGCGGTAGGCACGCTACCGTTATTCAGCCCTATAAGCATCACAAGCAAATCGCCGGATGCAATAGATGAAGGCAGAGAAACAGTCAGCGGTTCGGTATCAACCGTACCACCTGAAGTGCTAGTAGCTCTACCTGCATCGACGGGCGATGCCATCTCTAGCCTAGCGTAATAGTAATCTTACCCATGACCTGAGCGCCTTTGCCCGCCTTGTTCTCTTGGATTACCCAAATCTCAACATAGCCCGTATTTCCTGGAGGCGTCCATGCGGTAGAGATGCAACTTGCTCCATCAACAGCGACTTCGGTTTCGGTATATGTTGCATCACCCTTTGGATCTCCGGTCGGGTACCAGAGGAAGTACACATCAGCGTCCCCTGCGGTATAGCCGCAACCACTAACGGTTGAGCCATCCCAGGATAGGGTAGTGTTATGACGACCAGCATTAGCTACTGGCACGAGCAGTAGCGCGACGATAATGACTAGCAAGAAACGCATGATCCCTCCTTATGAGGCTGTTGCTGTTATGAACGTTGCATCAGAGGCATCGTTCACCTTTGACCACAATGGTGCAGTCGTCCAGTTTCCGACATCGATGTCCGCATCGGGACACATCATCTGTGTCCCACCGACAGGCGTGTAGTCATCGGTACCACTGGCCTGAAGATCGAGATAGACCGTCGCGGAGTCGACAACCTCCAGTAGCTCAACACCGCTTGCCTGGAGATCAACGTACCCTGTAGCCGAATCGACACCAGCAAAGACTTGCGTATCCGAAGTTTGAATATCGACGTAGACCGTTGCCGTATCGACTGCTTCCTGTAGTTCCGTCCCGGATGCCTGAAGATCGACGTATGTGGTAGAAGCATCAACAAACTGTGCAGCCTCTACTGCCGAAGTCTGGAGGTCGACATACGCTGTATCCGCATCGAACGTCGTATGATCCTCAGTGGCGGATGTCTGGATATCAACATAAACTGTAGCGGCATCAACAAACTGCGCAATCTCTGTGCCACTAGCCTGAAGATCGACATAGATAGTTGCCGTCTCTGAATAGACAACGCCAGATATATCGCGCAAGTCGTCATCGAACCACGCTGCCGCAGTCTCACGGAAGTACGGAAGTGCGAGTACAAGTCCCATTACTAACGCTTCTCTAGTTCTACCTCAACCAAGCCAACCGTACCCGCAAAGGCCGTACCACCATTGAAGCTAATACCCATGATGCTGTTGGCGACTCCCGAGTCAAAGGCACCGGATGTGACCTGTACCGCCTTGATAGAAGTCGTGCCACCAAATCCTGTTGTCGGCAAGTTGTTGACCATCTTGATATGACCAGAAAGAACGGCCGAGGCACCAACTGCACGGAACAAGGCCAGTATCTTGAATACTGCGGTATCGGCAACAGATGTACCCACGCCCAGTGTAAAGGTAATTCGTGCAGTATCTGCTGTAGACCCTGCCGTACCCACACGGATAATCACGGTAGGCGTACCCGTACCGGCAGTCTTTACCATCGAAATCGTACATGTATACAAAAGACCGATGACTGGAGCACCAAGCGCATCAAGACGAACATTTGAGCCTGTCAGATACGCATCAGTCGTTGAGAGCGTCTGATCGGCTGTGCTCTTGTTAGTCGAGTTGAGTACAGGAATAGCGGCCTTGTACTGGAACCAGCCGAGTCCCTCAGACCACGTAAGCTCCTCACCGGGAGCAAGTGTAACCTTCTTGAGTTCGTAGTCATTGCCATCGATTGCATCGAGCACGACGGTTACGTCGTTCGATACTGAGGCATGGGTATTGCGAATACTCACACCTTGTACTGTACGGCGCTTGCTTGCGCTTGTATTACCCGCAAGGATGTCCGTCGTCGTCGCAGTTGTAATCGTGTGCTGCTCATTACCCGGCGGATCGGTAATCGGTGGCGATGAGTTATCGCAATCCATGTACGTAACATGTGTGTCGATATCGCCCGCAGCACTCGTAATGAGCTTTAGCTTGTCGGGCAGAGTTGCATGACCCACAAGGGCTGCAAGCATCAGAGACTCCTCATGATTGACTTGGGAAACTGCCGGAAGTCAGGTCTAACAGCGGGTGCAGCAGGAGCGCGACCATTGAAATTCCATGTCGGATTAGAACCGGCCAGCGTTAGGCTACCGATCGAGCTGAACGTCGATGGGTTCGCTCCGATATCCGTCGGTGTGAGTGTATTGCATTCGATCAGCAGCGTGGGCTGCCCTGCGGAGCAATTCCACCAGTCGGATGTTCTATTGTTAGCTATTAGCTCCGTACACTGTGCATCTGACAATGCCACACCTACCCAAGCAGCAACGAGCGCAGTATTAGTATCGGTAGCAGAGAAGTCTCCTGTAAAGCCGATCTCAAAATGACCAATCGTGCCTGGGCCTGCACGATTGCCGCCATTTACTCCACTGCTCGCATCGGCGTGCGTCCATCCAGCGGGTGAGCTTTGGTTGATATAATGGCTGCGCTCCGTAACTGTGCCAGAAGCCCATGTCACTACAGTGATGTACCAGTCCGTCGTAAAGGTGACGCCACCGAGAATATTGAAGACAATCCCATCATCGTCATTTAGCGCAGTTGCGCCGTACTCTAGAGAGTGGTACCAATTCCCCCTCGCAGCATCCATAAGCCCGAGAATATCCACCGCCGCGTTTGCCGTCGTCACCTTCCTCGCGAGAGCTGCGATCGTACCTGCCCCGGCTTGCAGATTATTTAGCGCCGAACTAATCGGTGTAAACGTGGCATGCTGTGCACCTGGGTTATAGAGAGTCGGCATCTTCTACGATTCGTGAGATATCGATTATGCCATTGCCAATTGCAAGAGCTACTGCATTGCACATACCCTTAGCACCTAGCTTTGCGATGATGCGTTTGCGATAGTCCTTGATTGTATCGGGCGATAGAAACATGCGCTCACCAGATTCCTTGTGCGTTTCACCCAGGGCGATACCGTACAACAGATCGATCTCCCTATCTGTGAGGGCATCACCCTCGATCAACTCACGTAAGTTCTGTGAGGTCATCTATCGTACGAACCGTCAGGCCACGCTGTTAGTCCATCATAAAGCTGACACTCACCCATACCATCGCTGTTGTCGGCCTGTCGCAGACCCGGCACCTGTGTTGTCCGTGTACGACCACCATCTACATCACGACCATCGTCGTCGTAGCGACTGAACTTGTCGTGCCAGCGGCCGTCATCTCCCTTCTCGACGCCAGGTATACCGTGAACACAGAAGCGTGGATCACTGTTGTTCGACGGCGCGAAGTTATAGGTACGCGGCGCGATCCCAAAATGAGGATCGGGTGGCGGCGGTGGGGGAGGCGGCGGCGGAACAGCAATCTTCTTGTGTCGTCTCATCTCCTCGAAGATACCAAGTGCAAAGTTTGCGCGTGGTGTTGCGATACCCTTCGAATCGCCACCCGCCTTCGCGAGTCGCTGTACCTTATGTGCGTCTGTGGGGTATGCGAGCTCGAATGCAGGCCACACATGCTTCTGAAAGTATTCGCTCTCCCACATCCTCCATATACCGATAGTTGCCATAGCAATCTCCTATTCGATAATCGTGAAGTAGAACGGCCCCTTACGTACAACCTCACTTCCGACCGTGAACTTCACGAAGAGTCGAAACTCACCTTCGGCCCATACACCGCCGACTGTGGTATCGAGTAGTACCGTGATCACAAGACCTGAAGCACTTGCGCTTCCGGCCGTAACCTTGAGCACGTCCGCTGCATCCAGAACGTCGAATGTCGGGCCTGACCCGGACAGATCGGTCACTGTCGAACTTCGATCCGTCATCGTCACCCGGATGTTCTCCTTGGAACCCTTTGCGATAAATCCAATCGGCATCAGTCACACCCCGGTTGAGATTCGATGAAGGTTGACCATCTTGTCGCGTCGTCAGCTAGCCATCGACAGATGTCGGTTACTGCATCCCAACGAGGGTCAGCTTCACCCTCGCCTGTAAAGTGGAACCGTGAATAGCACTCTCCACCAAGCGCAACCAAGTTTATGTAGATAGTTGCACTATCTGTGCTTTGGGCGCCCTGAGCTTCATACGTGAAGCCCGGTTGGATATCGAGGTAGATCGTCGCAGCATCTAGACCAATGACTTGATGGAAGTCTTCGACTGCACTGACTTGCAGATCGAGATAGATCGTCGCCAAGTCCGAATACGGCCCACCCTCAATTGCAGACACCTGTATATCGAGAAAGATCGATTCGACTCCGATGTTGAGATCGAAGGTCTCTGACCCGCCTTCCTCGGTCTGCACACGTATGTAGTACGTCTCACCGCTCTGAACGGGCAGCGTTAGCGAGCGCGCAATATTCTGCGCGTCCGTATCGAAGAAGTTGAAGAAGCCACGTAAGTCGTCGGGCGGCTGCATACGTACCAAACCTGCAAGCGTCGTGCCATGCCAGCAGTCTATGTATACGTAAGCGTGTCCACCGTTGACACTTGTGCACTTCCCCTTGATCTTTAGTTGGCCGTTGAACGTGGCGACGTACTTGTACCAAACGGTGTCCTTCGGCCCATACGCGAGAATCTCAGCTTCGCGCTCATCAGGCTCAGCAGTTGCACCAATTGTCGTACCTGACCCAGAGAACGGAATCGAGCTGATCACCGTTGCACTTGCAAAGTTGTCGTTAGCCGGATGGGAACCTCCGGTCTGCAACTGCCACTTGAGTCGGAACGTTCCTTCCGTCTTGGAATCGACCGCGATCCAATATTCGCCCACTGCAAGAGACTGTATAATCTCTGGCCAGTTGCCGGTGCCACTATCATCGTCTTCGGCAACCGACGAGCCTAGTGAACCGCCCGACTTGTTGTAGAGCGACAGTACGCAGTCGACAGCCGACTCAGCCCATATCTTGTACGTGCCCGACTTCTGAATCGTAAGCACGTACCAGACCGATCGTGTCGGGCCGTAGCCACCGTGTGCAGCTTCACCACCATCTGTAGTTGCAGCAACAGTAGTTCCATCGACAGCCCCAGCTTGCGCCTCCGTAAGCCATGCACTACCGGGATACGGTACCCACTCCGTGCGACCGAGATAGTACGGGTGGTGATTCTGTAGCGGTGCCGAATTCAGTGCAGTACGTATGTCGTTGGGTGGTGCGGTAGGCGGAGCAGCAACCGCGCCGAAATAGAAATCGCTATCGCCCTCCGTACCATCGTAGTTGTAGTTGCCAACAAAGATGTAGTAATCATTGCCCGCAACAAGTGATACTGTTACTGTTGCATCCTCGATGGAGACTGTATTATCTACAAAGTCTCCGTTGTTGATAAAGTCAAGGTCTGACCACGAAGTCGGCGTACCACCGCTGAGCTTCTTGTAGATTTCCCAATAGGGCACGTAGAACGGATCAGCCCCGTCACGCACCATATGCATTTCCTGCGACTCCGTCGTGGCGCAGTGGAACTTGTACCAGACCGACGGGAACCCATTTCCATATGAGAACCCTCCATCATCAGTCGCGCCAACAGTCGTCGGGCTTGCGACCAATCCATCAACAGGGTCGGTACCAAGGTCGACCGCGCTTGCCAACGCATCGTTCGCCGGAGCGGAAGGATTGCCGAACGACTCCCAATGCAGATCGAAGTTGATCGCATGCGCATTAGCTGGATCGCCCGTGAAGAACGACGAGGCCACACGAATGTGGTAAGTGACGCCCGACGTAAGCAGAGCTTCGACAATGGCGAAGTCACGCAGTAGGTTGACAGAGTTGCCGCTCTTGTTGACACCAACAATCTCTGTTAGGCCACCAACCGTCGAACCCGAATACAACGAAACCCGGAACTGACGAACGTCAGTCCAAACCACCGTCGTCGTATTAGCAAGCCTGAACCGATAGCGTCCCGTCGATGTGGGCGTATACGTGTACCACACCGACTGCACATCATTTCCACCGAACGGGACAGGCTCACCCGATCCAACTTGTCCGGTCGCATCGACAGTCGTATCGCCCGTCCTAGTTCCGGGCAGGGTTGTACTAAGTGCGATTGCACTTGCAAAAGCATCATTGGAGGGGGCGGGCACGCCCTACCCCCTCCACAGCACACAGGTGGGCAAGGTTGCCCTACCCGGCCTTGAGTGTTGCCGTCACCTTCTCGGTGTCGCCGTTTGCAAACGTGCGCGTCGCCGCAGTGTCAGCAGCAAAGTACAACTGCCCTGCGTTCAACGTCGAGCCGTCTGTCAGCGCCCACGAGTTTGCACCGTTCGGGCTAGGTGCACCCGAGAACGCGCCGAACGTGACCTGATCGGCCGTCGTTGACTGACCACCCGTCGAGAACGTCGAGTCGAACGAAGACGTTCCCCAGTCGATTCCCGCCTGGTTGATTGTCTTTGCAATCGTCTGCCTCGCGTAGCCGGCGGCAGTAGTCGACCCGATCTCATTGACGTTCGAACCCGAAACAGTCACAGACCAGACCGACGCTCTCACCATATTCGCGCCTGTACCAACTACAGTCGTGGAGAGGCCCATCGTCCATGACGCAGGCGGTGTGATCGAGCCAGACGCACCCATCACGTAGTCCGTGACGAGCTGACTCATCCTCTGGAACACAATGGTCGCATGCCGAAGCTCAAGCGGGCCATCGACATCGAACTCATTACAGTGATGCCAATGCTCCATTGCTATGCCTCCAGAAAGTCGAGGTTGAGCTTCTTGGACTCCTTCATCTTGTAGAACGAGCCAAACGAGTCCTCACGATCCGTGCCCTGCTGCATCGGATGTGAGATATCACGTACAGCCATCGCAAGCTGATCTACGTTGATCACGCCGTTCTCATCCTTCATCTTCTTGACAAGCGCTGCAACTTCCGACGTGACCACATCCGCACTCGCGGTCTGATCAGGGTTGTAGTCGTCGGGGTGCTTGTCGTACACGTATACCGCTGCAATCCGCTCAGCAGGAGCACCAACCGGGCCACCCGGCTCACCGTTCACAGCGCGGTCATGATGTGCCTTGATAGCAGACTTCGCCTCATCCTCGTCTGCATACTCACCGACTGACATCCTGCCAGTCTCATACACGGTCTCAACAAACACTACTTCCTCCTTTGAGCTTCGTGTTCGACATCGTCTTCTGGCGCACGTGGTGCCTCTCTCAGTGCTTGAGCAATCTCCGGTACCTCCGCATCGCCAACAGGTACGAAGCCGAACGGTGCCAACTTCTGTGCTGCTTCAGGTGTAAGTGTCAGCCCCGACTCAGCAAGTGCGAGATGCTCGTGCGCGGAATGCCTATTATTGTGCATCTCGCGCCACCTACGAATCAGGGCATGACCTTCTTGCTGCATGTCCATATCAATCGAATACTCCAAGTCTGTCTTATGGGTGAAAGCCCACGGTTGGAATATACGACCGCATAGTCTGCATGCAGCAAGTGGTCGATCTTTGCGAATCGTCAGACTCGTCGCGCTCTGACCAACAATGCTGTGGTCAAACAGTACTAACTGGCTCCGACGATCACTCACGATTCTGTCTGTGCTGCCTTTGCACGTTCCATGCCTGCCATGATCTCAGCAAGCGGATCAGCATTGGCCTTACCATCTGCAATGAGGCGATCGTAACCCCACATTGCAATCTTCGTCTTGAGCGTATCGTTGGTCGAAAACTTCACGACCTGCTTGATCGCTGCAAGAAAGTCCATCTTCAAGTCTTCGAGGTCTCGGACAGCCGCCTTCGAAGTTGTATTCTCTGTACTATCGCGCAACTCCTGTTCAAGTGCTACACGGATTGCGTCGACTTCTTCTCGCTGCTTCGTTGTCAGGTCTTCAAGACTCATACGTACCTCCTCTCGCGTACGAGGATAGAGAGATATCAGGGTTTGTGTGAATTGTCACATGTAACAAACGTCACGTGTATTGTAATCGGAATAGGCAACATACACCACTGCCATGCATTGTAAGAGTTACCGTCGTGAGTGTTTGAAAGGGCGACCCCTACAGTCCCTTTCGAGACTGTAGGGATTCGCCCGTGTGGATCGTGCTAGCTGGACGTGCGAGCCGTGTCCTGCGCGGCCGCTCGACCCCGCTCGCTCATGAGTGACGCCACCCGCTCACGTGCGGCCGCGTCGCGCTCGACCGTGGGGCTTGACGCGCTAGCCCTGCGTCCCTTGCGCTTGCGAGCCGTAGCCGTCGTCACGAGGGGGACGCGCGAGCCGTCAGGCATGACGCGATAGCATGTCCAGTCAACGGGAGCGGCATTGCCGTCCTCATCAGTCATAGTGATTGCACTGCGCTTCGAACCCGTCCAGCGCGGCATGCCCCGAACCTCGCGGGCGTTGACGACGGTACCACTGGCATAGCCTTCGTCGCCCGTGCCTCGACCCTCGCGGTGTGGTTCAACTTGCATCGTTGATTCAATACCGTGCCAGTAGCTGTCCCGAGCCGTATGCCATTCGTCCAGTGCGGCATAGCGGTCAAGGGGTCGCGGGTAGTGGGTGAGTGTCCGGGTGGCCACGAGCGGTTCGCTAGGAAGCGCGAGCCGTGCGAGACGAGTAGTCATGTCGACTCGTGCGCGCGCGGCGCTTAGAACGCCTCTCCGCGATGCACGAGCGGCATTGTGCTTCTTGTGCAAGTGAGTCATGCGGCGGATGCGGTGCGGTGTCGCGGGAGTGTCGCCCGAGTAGCCTCCTGCACCACGCTTGGCGACCGGCTCACCGATGCCGCTCGGCGCAACGCAATCAGCGAAGTGACCCTCACCCATTGAACGCAGTACCGTCATGTTCTACCCCTTTCCGTCGTGCGCCTCACGCGAGGCGCAATCGGTATTCAACTGTAATGATACTACGCTGTCAAGTGGGTCGACGCAAGTCTCGCGCAATCCCTGCATGCATGCCGATTTGACGACGTCGTACCATTCCAAGTGTTAGTTGAGAGCGAAGCTATCGAAGGGAGGCGCCGAATGTACGAACGTTGTCTTGTGTGGCTCGGGTACAACGTCTCAAATCGTCGTATCCGTCGTAATCTCCGGATTATCCGGAACTGGTACTAGAGTATCGCGGTATCGATTTCGCGATATTTGACAGCGTTGTATAATATGTACAACGAGGCAAGGAGAGACCATGCGGGGGAACCCCGTCATGAAAGCCAAGCGCGTGACAGGCCCAACACCGAACACAGTGTTGGTGAATCGGGTGCGCCTGGAGCGTTGCTGCGTCAAAGGTTGCGACAAACCCGTCGCGATTGTCAAGGTGATCTCGACTCACAAGGTCAAGCGAGCTTGTATCACGCACGCACAATCGTTGTCTGGTAAGCAGACACGAAAGTACGGAACTGTAGGTTTTAGGCCCGCCTGGTTCGTGTAAGGCTCACCTTACACGACTCAACCCCCCGAGTTATGCTGCTATACCTAACGCATGCAGCGAATACTACAGGGTATAAGTGGGTGCTTTAGAGTGATCCCAAATGTTAGAACACTCGCACCCACTAATACCTAATAGTATATATGACATAGTTATGTATACTATAGAAAGTGCCTGTGACATGTCAGCAAATTTTACAATTTTCGTGAAAACGGACTTATTTTCAACGTCGACAACGTGTTAGCCCGTTTATCGACCACTTGACAGGGCAGTACAATACCCCTACGGGGGTAATGTAGTGCTCACGGGGTCGCGGCATTCGATGTCTTACGACGGTCGTGCAGTTAGCACAACTTTGATCCTACAGACCCCCGATGTGTCCAAAACTTCGGGTGCGACCAAACTTGCAGGGATCACCGTGAGCCGAATTTGAACTTCGAAAACCGGAAAGGGGGTGAATCACATGAAGATCGTACTCAATCCGAGCTATGCAACCACGAACACTGTCCGGTTCGATGAGGAGTCAACTCAGGCTCCCGTAGATCCGACAGACTTCCTGGCCGCAACTCCGAGGGCATCCGGTGTCTTGGGGGATCCGTTTACTCAGTACCTCAACGCCGATCAGCTCGCCGCACTAGGATGGAAGCCGTCCAAGATCGGTGAGATGTACGTGGCCGAGGGTGGCCGTGGCAAGACGTACAATCGCCGCGACGTGGAGGGGCCTAGCATTACGCTAGATATCAAGGTGGTGTAGTTTGTATAACTTCACAAAGGGGGTGCGATGATTACTCTCGATGAAGCAAAGTTAGCATGGCGCTGGGTGAGCAAGGATGTCCAGGTTCCCCTCTGGCTGTATGCCGCCTTGCTTGTTCAGGCGTTCCTAAACGCAACCGCGTTTGTGATCGAGGTGCTGTCGTGATGCGACTGGATGACCAGGGAGGAATAACGTGAAGGTATGGACTACCCTCACGCCTGACGAGCTTCGCGATATCGCCGCTAGCGTCGGAGTCAAGATTCATTCTGACTACGCCGGAAGCGGTATTTGCAAGAATGGGCGAGCGTGGAACTTTCGGCTCGCACTGAATTCGGATATCCCGAAGCGCGATTCAGGCTACAAGTACCAGAGAGTGTCTGCATCGACTTACCAGAATAATCGGAGAGTCGCCGCTGTATGCTGGCATGGACACCGTGACTTCATGCGGGCGGTCTTTGCACGAGATGCGGATGCGAGGATCAAGAGCGCGATCAGCGACTACAGGGGTAGCGAGGCTTTCGAGCTCGACTTCCCTGCGACTGCATACCGTAACGTGGGGAGCCTAATGTACCCCATGTTCATGAAGGATACGTGTACTTGCTCGTGGGGTGAGTACGAAGATGTCGATGCGAGTATCGGAGGAACTACCTCAGTTCGTATGCAGCAGAGCATGATCACTGCGTGTCCACACGTGATCTTCACGCCCGATCACTACAGGGCAGACGGATCGTGCAAGTGTGATGATCCGCACGATGCCAACATGGGTGAGT